CGAAGACCAACTCCTACAGCGCGCGGGTCATCGACAGGGTGCTGCCGACCGACGAAAAGAACTGGGGCCTGCAACACACGCCGGTCCCCGAGCTGGCGAAGGCGAACGAGCTGAACAGCGAGAAGCCGGCGATGACCACGAACCCGGACGGGACGCTCTCGCCGATGGTGGCCGAGAACGGCGCTCCGCTTCTGGAGAAGGACATCGCCAAGGGCATCGAGGACGAGGCCAAGGCCCGCGCCGAGAAGATGGAGAGGGAGATCGAGGACCAGCTCGCCGAGGCCAAATACAACGCGGTCCAGCGTCAGGCCATCGACCAGATGTCCAAGCTTGGCACGAGCGTGCTGCTGGGCCCGGTCATCACCGACGAGTGGCGCGTCACGTGGGTGCCGCAGCCCAACCCCGAGACCGGCAAGTCCGACTACGTCCGGACGCTGGTTCCCAACACCGACAAGCGTGCCGGCGTCCAGTGGGTCGACGTCTGGAACTTCTACCCCGACATGTCGTGCCCGCGCCCCGAGGGTCTGGAGTTCGCATTCGTCCAGCACCTCGTGAACAAGAGCGAGTTCCGCAAGATCGCGAAGCGCTTCAATTTCATCCCCGGCAAGAGCGAAGAGGCTATGGCGGGCGGCTACATGAACATCTCGACTATTCGCTGGATGAATGAATTGCGGATGATGTCCGAGACGATGAACTACGTCGACAACCGCTACCAGCTCCTGCGCTACTTCGGCGAGATCACGCGCGAGGACCTGATCGCCGTGGGCAAGGACCCCGACGCGATGGGTCTCGGAGAGCACGACACGATCATGGGTCAGGTGTGGCTCTGCAACAGCGTCGTCCTGAAGATCGAGCTGAACCCGCTCGACAGCGGCGCGCTCCCGTTCTCCATCTGCTACTGCGACAAGGACGAGGCTTCCATCTTCGGCATCGGGATGCCCCGCATGATGCGCGGCGAGCAGGAGTCGGTGAACTCCTCGTGGCGGATGCTGCACGACAACGGCGGGCTCTCCGTCGGCCCGCAGACGATCATGAAGGCGAACGCGGTCTACCCGGCGGATGGCGACTACCACCTGAAGCCCAAGAAGCTGTGGTACATGACGGACGAGTCGCTCGACGTCCGCACGGTCTTCGGTCAGTACAAGGTCGACAGCGCGCAGCCCGAGCTGCAAAACCTGCTCCAGTTGGGCATCCGCTTCGCTGACGACGTGACCCAAATGCCTCTGCTGATGCAGGGCGATCAGGCGCCGCACATCACCCAGACCGCACAGGGGATGTCGCTTCTCTACAACGCCTCGACCGTGGTGCTCCGCCGGACGGTGAAGCTCTACGACGACACGATCACGGAGCCGATGATCTCGCGCTTCTTCGACTGGAACATGCAGTTTAACCCGCGCGACGACATCAAGGGCGACATGCGCTGCGTGGCGCGCGGCAGCTCGACGCTGCTGGAGAAGGAGCAGCAGGGTCAGGCGCTCGACGTGGCGATGCAGCTCGCGATGCAGCCGACGTGGCAGCCGTACACGGACATGAAGAAGCTCTACAAGCAGGCCCTCAAGGCGAAGCGGATCACCGACATCGTCCTCCCGGATGACCAGATCGACGCCAACCTGAAGGCGCAGGCCGAGGCAGCGCAGGCCGCCGCCCAAGCCGGGGCGCCGCAGGGCGCAGCTCCCGACCCTCTGGCGGCCGAGAAGATCGCCGTCGAGCGCGAGAAGATCGCACAGAAGGACCGCGAGATGCAGACCCGCGAGCGGATCGCCATCTCCGAGATCGCCGCGAAGCAGCAGATCAGCCTCGACGCCGCGACCGCGCGCTTCGCCGGAATCAAGCTGTCCGAGGACTACGCCAACCAGAGGCAGAACACAGAGATCAGCGTCAAGCAGCAAATGGGCAGCGGAATCTAACCCTCAGGAGGGGACATGGCAGCAGGGAACGCACCACCGAAGGGCGTCTCGATCTTCGACCAGTTCATCGACTTCCAGTCGGCGCAGGGGCAGACCATCCGCCTCATGTTCGAGGCCCGCCTGCAAGAGCTTCGGGTCCAGAACGACGGTGACCTGAAAGAGATCGACACCGCCGAGCTGCGCGGGCGGATCGCGGAGATCAAGAAGTGGCTGGCGGGCGCACCGCCGGTTGTATCGCTGGCCCGGTTCGATAACCCGGGCATGAGCAAGCAGTTCAACAGGGAGGGGTAGACGATGGACGAGAACAAGGATGCAGTGCTCACCGATGAGCAACAGGAAGCACTGTTCAAAGAGATCGCCGGGAAGCGTGGCCTGATCAGCGGCGAGGCCCCGGCAACCGAAGAAGCAAAGCAGGAAGCGGCGCCCGAAGTCGAGCCCGAAGCGGCCAAAGAACCGGCCACCGAGGAGCCCGTCACTGAGGACTCAGCCGTCGAAACAGAGGAGAAGGCGGACAAGGAAGCGGCCAAAGAACCGGCCAAACCCACCGCCGAGCCAGTTGTCGAGACCCCGGACCCGATCTTGGATAAGGTGCCTCAGGATGTGCGTGACGCGCTCGCAAAGCGCCTCCGCGATGCTGACGCACTGAAGACCGAGAACGACCGACTCCAACAGGCGAACCGGAGCATGGCAGGACGCGTGAGCGCCTTCCAGCGCCGGTACGAGGAAGCCGCTGGCAAGAAGCCGGGCGAGGCCGCCAAGGCCGCCGAAGCCAAGGATACCGCCAAGTGGAAGCAGTTCGAGCAGGATTACCCCGACATCGCCGAGGCGATCAAGGAGCGAGTGCCCTCCACGGACGGCATCTCCCCGGAAATCGCTGACGTCGTTGCATTCGTCAGGGAAGAGCAGGCGAACCGCCATCTCACCGAAGCATGGGAGACGGTGGAGGAGCTGCACGCAGGTTGGCGCGAGAAAGTCAACACGCCAGAATTTGCCGAGTGGAAGAAGTCGAGCCCGGCCTACGAGAAGCTGGCAGCCTCCGATGATACGTCGGACGCTATCGCTCTCTTGGACCTGTACGACGCCCACGTAGGCCGCACCGCAACCCCGAAGCCCACGCCCGCACAGACAGCCGCAGCCTCGAAGCTCGCCGCTCGTCGTGGGGAACAGGTAGACGGAGCGCGGTCACTGAAGGACAAAGGCGCGCAGGTGAACGAGGACGTTGACATGAACAACCCTGAACAGTTGTTCGCGTTCTATGCGGCGAAAGCCGACGCTCGTAAGCGTGCGCGGGAGCTGTAAACCTCAACCATTGAAAGGCTCATCATGAGCGGCAACACGTACAGCAACGTCGGCCAACGTACAACCACGTACGCGGCGACGGTTTTCTTGGAGCACGCCGAGCCCCAAGAAGTGTTTGGCAAGTTCGGTGAAACCAAGCCCATGCCGAAGAACAAGGCGGAGAGCATGACGTTCCGCCGGTCGGTTCCGTTCCCCAAGCTGACGACCGAATTGGCCGAAGGCGTGACCCCGGCTGCGCGTCAAGTGCAGTTCGAAGACGTTGCGGTCACCATGCAAGAGTGGGGTGAAGTTGTCGAAGCGACGGACCGCGTTCGCGAGCTGTCGGAAGACCCGGTTGTTGCCGAAGCGAGCAAGCTGCTCGGCGAACAAGCGACCGAGACGACCGAAGCCGTGGCGTGGGGCGTCCTCCGCGCGGGTTCCCAAGTTGCGTACGCCGGTGGCACCTCGCGTGTCACGGTCGACGAAGCGATCTCGGCGAACAAGATTCACGCCGCAGTCCGCGTCCTCGCAGCGCAGCGCGCGAAGTTCATCACCTCGATCATGTCTTCGAGCGTGAACTACGACAGCCGTAACGTCGAAGCTGGCTACGTGTGCTTCGCGCACACGGACGCCGAGCACGACATCCGCGCTCTCTCGGGCTTCGTGCCCGTCGCCAAGTACGGTTCGCGCAAGACGGTGAGCCCGTACGAACTCGGCACGTTCGAGAACATCCGCTTCGTGCTGACGGTGAACGCGGAGCCGTTCCTCGCGGCGGGCGCCGCTGTTGCTGCCACCGGCCTGAAGACGGTCGGCGGTGTCAGCATCGACGTCTACCCGTACGTCATCATCGGCCGCAACGCCTACGCGCACGTGCCCCTCAAGGGTGCGAAGGCGGTGGAGATGTTCGTCCTGTCCGGCGCGTCGAAGTCCGACCCGCTGAACCAGCGCGACGTCGTGGGTGCCAAGTACTGGTACACCTGCGTTCGTACGAACGACAACTGGATGTACCGCATCGAGGCCGGCGT